CCATGACCAACTTCTTCGGGTTATCGATAACCTTAAAACTCTGATTCGGATACGCGCCGATGTGCGGGTTGTCCGTGCCACGAAGTGCGGTATTTAATGGGGTGTCTACATTGACTGAGACTTGCCCGTTTACGAAGCTCGTGCCATCGAATTTAATTACATCCTCATTGCTTGCGGATGTAATCGTAACATCACTAAGGTCGTCAATCGCATGGGTGTGTGCCGCAGTTGCGTAGGCGGTCGAATCAAATGCTTTTACTTGGGCTAGGTTTGTAACTTCGCTATCCATCAAAGCTCCAGCCGCAGTTACATTCGTTGCATCCGTTACATCTGCACTTGCCTCGATCCCATCTAGCTTGGTCTTGTCGCCATCTACGAATGCACCTTCTGTGGGTTCTGCTTGTAGACCACTATGAAGGTTAGCGACTGTTACGCCCTTCGTAGTTCCGTCAGCGCTACCGCTTGTGATTCTTAATCGAATGCTAAAAATTGCCCCGCTTCCACGAGCAGAAAGTCCTCCGCCTCTGTTTGGATTACGCCGTCAATGAAGGGTCCGCCAATAGGTGGTCCAACGATGCTGTCCGCATCTACCTCCCCGATGGAGAGTCTGAGTCCGAGTTCAGGCATTACCCTTTATACAGAATGGCGGCTCCGCTGGTTAAAGTAATACTGGTAAATGGAACATAGATCACTTGGCCTACTCCGAAGGTGGTACCATCGGAAATCAAGTCTGCCGAGTTATCCATCTGACTGGTTATTGCACCTATGACTGATGCCTCGGTGAATTGTATGGCTATAAAACTGCCATTTGTTGCGGTGGTTCCGTTTACATAGACGCATCCATTTGCGCCCATTGAATTGTTTACATTTATTGATGCGATTCCCATGATATTAAGTGGTTGATAAAATTGATACTCCGAAGCTGTAGCTCGGATAAGTGTTGAAGGTTATTTTGTTTTGCGACTGAAGGCGTTCGGCTCTATCTATTTCTAAAGTTAGGTATTCCTCCGCCCTGTTTTCCTCTTGGAAAGCGGCCTCGGTCTGCCCGTCTCCTCGAAGGAAGTCGGAGAGGCTTCCGGCTGTTAAATAGTTGGATAAAAATTCAGGTACATTTGTTTCATCGCCGGCATCTTTTCCGTATGTTGGACGAACTGCGGTCCCGACAATAAAAACGGATGAAACCGAGCTGTTTGCCGGTAGAATTAAAAATCCATCTAAAAGTTTAAAGTCCAGTAGGATGGCGGAGCGATCAGTATAAGGATTCTTAGTATAAACTTGGTGGATCTCCATGACATCCAAATCGTTATCGATTTGTACCGCTTTGTCGGCTGTAGGGTTAGTGGTGGCCGCTACTGTTTTCTCTACTAGTTTTAAAAGATCCGGCCATTTGCAACGATGCCAAGCAGTCTGTGCCCGACTGTTTAAAGATTCCTTAAAGAAAAATTCATCTACTTGCGTCAAGGTTGGCAGACCAGCCACCATCTTGAAGCGTTTCTCTAGGGAATCAAATGTTACAGTTCTTGCCATTATTGAACATTATCCACACCAGCACCGGTTACAGGTGATCCGCCTGCCTGAATATTGTGCCTACGGAATTGGGATGGCGCACGATATTGAAGAATGTCATTTCTAAATTGCCGGCCTTGTTCACGAACCATATCAATTTCTTTTACCAAAATCATTTCAGCGTTTTGTTCTTCGACCATCGCTTTTTCCGTTTGTCCGTCTCCACGAAGGAAGTCGGCATAACTGCCCTGCACCAAGTAGTCCAAAAGAAAGTTAGGCACTTCGGATTCATCTCCAGTTTCGTCACCATAATATCCTGAAGTAGCCGATCCCGAGTTTATCTCCCCTCGCAAGTCTTTACGATAAGTGACAAAAGCATTTACTCCATTCAAGGCTGTTGGTTCAATGATCTTAACACTTGGATATCCGCCGGAATCTAATTCTGTAAAAAATGTATATTCTTCAGGATATCTTGTGGATGATGGGTCAGCCTTGTGAATACGAAATACCACATTAGCATCGTTTGCTAATTTATTTGAGGTACCGTAAACCCGAAGACGATTTGCATCTGAAGTCACTATAGCCACACTTTCACCAATGATGGTGAACTGAGGCCAAGGATATCGCTCATGGGCAAGTCTAGCCCTACGATTTACTAAATCTCGCAGAAAGTTTGCGTCAGTAGTTTGAAGTGATTCTAATCCAGCTAAAGCCTGAAACCTAGACTTTAATTGGCTGTATGTTGCGGTTGCGTAATTTGGCATAATTTAAATATTTAGTGTTTTACCTTAACTTCGGGGTTTGATTTCTCGAAGTCTTTGACAAATCCTTTATCACTCCAGCATCCTGGTCGCTCCTGTTGATGCCTCATGTAAGTAGCCATGTCGGTGACTCGTTGAACTCGAAAGTTTCCTTTGCCTCCCTCGAGTGATTTAGCGGCTCGGCGAGCTTGTTCCTGTCTTTGGGCATAGCCCTTCTTTTCCCGGACTACTGCCTGTTCGTTGGCCTTTCTCATGTAGTAAGCGATTTCCTCCTGCGAGTTTCCACTCCGCTTACCTCCTTTTACGATGATATTAAGACTCATATTTTAAAAGAAAAAAGGGAGCCAGCCTACCACTTAGCTGGCTCCCCATTTTATGAACACATGAAACAAACAATTACTACTAATTGATTGAAGATTTGATTAAACAATAGAACCAAGTGCGCGAGGGTTAGCTACTCGAAGAGTAAGCATGGCCTCGGAGATTGCCCTGCGGCCAGCACCGTTGTCGGGAAGGTCGTTTACAGTAATTCCTTCAAGGAATTTAAGGGAAACATTATCATCATCCGAAATCAAGTATGCACGATTTGAATTAATTACTCCTTCAGCGGTGTCTGTACCTGCGGTAAGTTTACCACCGGAAACATAAGCACCATTACCAGCTACTCCACTAAGCTCAAAGGTGTCAGCAGTTTTGTTGGCAACTGTATGAGTGCCGTTTGCCGCTGTGTTACCAAGAACTCCGCTAATTGTGACTTTGTCACCATCGGCAAATCCATGACCCACACAATCAACTACGATTGGATCAGCATTTGATGCACCTGTGACAGCTTGGGAAATTCCACGACCTCCATGAAGCATAGGGACGACATCTATGGAACCGAAATCGCTAACGTAACTAATAATACTTCTGATTAAAGTCTTACCAGATACATCTTGAGTGTACTGAATATTACCAGCGTTTACAGTCGAACGAGTGTAATCGGTGATCGCATTCATAACTGCTGGCGATGCAAAAAGTTTGTACGAACCTTTAGCTCCACTAGCTTCGTAAACTGCTTGAAGTAATCCACGAAGGTTTGCTTCTGTTAAACTAGCGAAGTCTACACGAGATCCACTTACTGAACGGAAACTTTGCTTGAGAGAAGTATCAAAAGTGTTTCCGGTTGCGGCTGGATCACTCCATTTACCCAACCCACAGAGCAAAGAACCAGCAGAACTAGAACCAGCGGCTTGGTCAGTTGAAGAACCAATAGCAGTCTCGATTGAGCGCTTGAGTTGAATGAGGGACTTTGCTTTTGAAGCGTTGTACAGTCCGTTTTGACCATTAGGGGCTACATCTACCATCTCGGCTTGACGAGATACAGAAAAGCGGTCCTGGAGGGTTTGGATTCTGTTGCCCAAACGAGCGCGAGAATTTACCAAGTCGCTCATGTCGCTAAGTGAATAGTCAACGCCGTCAACTTGTCCAGAAATGGAGGGATCGGCGAGGCTATCTACGAGCCATTCGTTTAAGGTCGCTTTGGGCGCGGCGGATTGTGGTAAAAAACTAAAAAGCGGAGTCTCTGTAGGCTCGACTGTTTTTAGTAGATTTTCTAGATTTTCTCTAGCGCCTTGAACGCCAGAGATGTTGTAAGATGTTGCTAATGCCATAGTAATAAGATTTTAAATGTTTAAAATTTTGTTAGATTTTTACAATTTTAGTCGCTAAGAAAGGCGGCTAGATCGGTTACCGAGAGATTGCCTTGGCGCTTGATTTGATCTTTCTGTTTCTGTTTCCGAGTATTGGCATTTTCCACCGGTGGTGAGGCGTTGCCTCCATCGGTAGGTGGTGGACTCTTTGGCTTGATCGCTTTCTTTTTAGGTGCGGTCTTTGCCTTTTG